ACTGGTTACGAAAGAAAGGTGTTTTGTAATTTAATTTAAAAACCTGCAGGAGTTTTTAGAAAGTTTTACAAGTAAAAAAGGTAATGCTATCAGTAATGCAAAAATTTATGTAGAGAAGAACGGATTTTTAGAAGAGATAAGAAGAATGGAAGTGCATGAAAGTCAAATTATAGGCAGTCCTAGTATTAAACTTGTAGTTAAGACACAAGACGAACAGCATCTAACAATAGATGACGGATTAAAATGTAATTTTTAACAAAGGAGAAAAATGAAACAAATAAGTACACAACAACTATCAGCATTGGTAGCATATTTAAAAGGACAGCCTTGGGATCAAGTGCACCCTCTTATAACTATGCTAAGTTCTTTGCCTACAGTTGAGCCTAAAAAGGATACACCTGTTACTCCTAAAAAGTAATGGGTCCAGAGGCTAAATTATACCAGACAGTACGTAAGGCTACACCTAATATTATCTACAGTAGGATTGAAAATTTAAGTCTACAAGGTGTGCCGGATGCACTCTGTTATAACAAAAGAAAGCATTTCTTTACAGTAGAATTTAAGATAGCAAAAGGTGATTCTGTCCGACTAAGTCCACATCAAATTGCTTGGCACGTAAGACATCCTAACAACACGTTCATCTGCATCCAGACCCTTGGTCCGAGAGCCAAGAAACTTTTTCACTTGGTCCCTGGTTCAAGAATAGAAGAGCTTGCAGCTTGTAGCTTGAAGCTTGAGAATTACCGCTTGGAGCTTGGAGCTATTGCTGACAGGTTTGATGAGATCGGCCTGACGCTTGAGACTTTAGGCGCTTGAAGCTTGTAGCTTGGAGCTTGGGCCTTCCAGCTTGTGGCTTGTAGCTTCGCACAGGATAACCGTTTGCACGGCACCAGTCGTTATGAACCATATGAATGGTTTCTGTATATTTTGATTTACGTATTCTAGTGTTGGCCATAGGCTACGTTCTTAACTTTAGGATTCCAGCATGCGCGGCAATCCTTGCATTCATTGTCCTGAGTTGGAGCCGGGCACGTTGCGCCAGCTGTCACTACGGTGCTAGTATTAGGCCATGAGTTTGGTGCGTCCTGGTCAACCATCGGTGCAGAGAATCTTATAACCAGATTATCTGGACAATCTTCTACATGGTTCTTGATCCATGCTTCACGTGTGGGCAGCCAGTGACGGGTCTCCGGCGTAAGTTTACACACAGCAAAAATTTTAATTAGGTGAGCTTCGTCCTGCACGTCGCCAGAGTCATGCCAACGGAATACCTTCGACTTCTTAGAATTAATTAGAAGAGCCATAGCCCCGGTCCAGAGTTCATGCTTGACGCTGGCCAGGCGTCTGTATTGTGCATCTTGTACTACTTTAAAAACGTAACAACCCTTAAGAGCGTAACAGCCCTCGCACGTGGACCCTGATACCTTCACCAGCTTCGAGCCAGTCTTGCATTCTTTGGCAGGTAAACCATATGCCCAGCCTGGCATCTTAGAAGGCTTGCTCAAGCCTCCGACTAATTGTAGAGCTTCACTTGTTTTCATATTATACCTTTCTACTTTTTCTTATCATTCAATTGTGGCGAAAGCTTGACGCTTGGAGCTTGGAGCTTGACGCTTGGAGCTTGACGCTTGTGAATCAAACCCTTGTTTGCGTTTGATATTGACCGCGGTCCAGGAAGCTTGTAGCTTGTAACCTGTAACCCATCAAAAAATTTCTGCGTGTGCTTCAGGTATGAAGCCGGCAGCTGGCCGTGGTCCATTGTGAACCATGGCAGCAAGTCGTTGTGTTTAATTCTTTTCATTAAAGATTTTCTCTAATTGTTTTAATACTTCAGGATCGTTTAACTTATCCCAATTGATTGCTTTACTAATAGCATCGGAAGCCTTCCAGCCATCCGGCGGAGCGTTTTCTTTATTTACTTTTTTAATTAGTTTACTTAGTTTCATCTTCTTCTTTCTTTTTGTATTGTGCCTGATCTTCCTTCACCAGGCGTAGGATCTCTTCCATTGCATCCGCCATTCTTTTTACTTCGTGTATAACATCTGTCATACCATATACTTTTTGTGTCATATTAATCCTCTCTTTCTAGTCCTATACTATCCTATTACCCGGATTTGTCAAGCTGCTTGTTGCTTGGAGCTTGCGGCTTGAAGCTTTTTTTAATTTTTTTATAGTTTAGAATCATTCTAAAGTGGTCAAGTAAATGGTCATCCATCTTGCTCGTGATCATCTTTATACCTGTCAGCACATAACTTTCGTTACTACTTGACCCCAGATCACAGGCCCGGCCGTCGCCAGACTAGTACAGATTATTTCAACCTGTGATCAGGGCTCAAGTTTCTTGACCCCAGAATACAAAAGCCAGAATGGGTCCGGGACTGCAGTTTACCACCGGTTTGAGGACAGGTCCATTATCCTAAGTCGCAACCATACTTATAGAGGTTTATACCCTCAGTCTCATCTTTGTATTCTGGGCTCAAGCTGGTGCTATTAACACCAGATTAAACCCGAAAGGACTACAGAAGCTACATAGGCGGATGGGTCATTCTAGAATTTGCCATCTAGTCCGCAATTGGTACTTCACGACCTAAGTTATAGCGATTTATATCTCGCAGTCATTCTGTAATACCTAATTCAATATAAGCATTGACAATTAGATTGTCAAGGGATAATATAGGATAATTATAAACAAACAAAGAAAGGTTATATGTCAGCAAAAATAAGAATGAACACCGAATACAGAAACAAATTCTATAATAGAATTAAAGATGTATTTGAAAAAGAAGAAACGCAAGAGCAACAGGCATTTCTACAAGCTAGAGAAAATTTTAATGTAGCACAGGAAGAAACATTTAAATTAGCAAAAGCAGTTGTTGAAAGGTCATATCCAAAAGAAGATGTAGATACTCTACGAGTATTCAAAAAAAGATATGGCGACCCCTGTGATGTAGTTGCAAAAGATAAATGCTTTTACTTTGCACACAACGAAGATGTAAATGACGAGGGCGAACAGACAGAAACAAAATCACATTTTGATTTTGGTTTATTCGGCAATGTAAATGGGCAAGAGTATTCAAGCGAAGATACTGAACACTTTGCACACGCATATTTTAGAGAAGAACTAAAAGAGAAAGGTTGCAACCCAGATATCATAGCGCAACAATCTGGTAAGGATAGCAACCCACACAAAACAAAGCATGTTGATATGTGTAATAAAGCACTCGGCAAAGATAGTAGGCATAACGACGACGGAATTGGAATGACTAAAGATTTCAACGCACCATTTTATGCTGATGTCATTGGAACTTCTTATTGTAGAAGTAGAGCAATCGCTTGTACTAAAGAAGAATATAGTCAGTTTGAAGAATGGCGAATGATAAAAGCTAAAGTTGTTAGCACTCATCAAACTTGGATAAACTCTATAATGAAACAATGCGATCAATTAAAAATCGGATTGAAAGCATATAGATATTTAAGCGAGGGCATTGAGTTGGCAAGTGAGTTAGGAATAAAAGTTGACGAGGCAGAACTTATTAAAACTAATTCAACAGGGCTAACAATCTACAACCCTACAAATCTTGCTAACATGATTAAGGGCATGAAGAATAAAAATCAGACTAGAGAGGACAAGATTAATGAAAGGTTTAAATATGAAATTGAGCAAAGAGCAAAGGAAGAACTTGATAAATTAAAAGCCACACCATTAAATTAACATTTGACATATAGGGCTATCTGTAATAGGATAGTCCTATAAACAACAGAAAGGACATAATGTTTTACATAACTTACTTCGCAACAAAACACAAAAAGTTTATTACACGTAAAGGTCAGTATGATAAACCAGACGGAACTAAAGGCAAATCATTTACATCAAAGAATGACACACCTTGCTTAGTCTATTGGGACTTAGACGCAGACGGTTGGAGAATGGCTGTCGGAGAGGCAAAGGTCAGAATATGATTGAACTTACTTTTATAATAACAATAATTGCACTTGTCTTAATAAGTTGGAGAGCATTATGAATACATTATTATATATTGGTCTAGGGTTTATAACCCTAGGCTTTTTATTATTTGTTGTATCAGAAATAATGATAGCACACTACGACAGAAAACTATGGGAACTAAATGAAAGGAAAAAATGGAAGTAGAATTTATAGTAGGGGTAATAGGGGCAGTTGTAATACTGTTATGGTACATATGAGCGATTATAAATGGTGTCATGGTCCGAAGTGTCATGAGTCACGAACACAGGACCGAGTCCGAGGCAGTAAAGGTAGCAAGGTCCTAAGAACTCGTAAGATTAAAGACAACCCTCATTACAATGAATATTTTACACCCTTTAAATATTTTTGTAGTCAAGGTTGTTATACTGATTTCTTTAAAGAACATATAGAGCGTATCGTTGCAATAGCACCGAGGCACGAGGCACTTGAAACACCAATCAATGACCCTACAAAAAGCGAAAGCTATTACGGTGGGTGGAATATAACTGAACGAGGGGTTGACACACAGACAGAATAGGACTATAAGGGATATAGAAAGGATACATATATATGACAACTAAAATAAAAACAACTAACCCTTACTCTGGTCAGTCAGCAATGTTGACCGAGGACGAGCATAAATTATACATAGACATTAAGACTGCAGAAGTTAACGAGGACTATACTACAATGCAGAAGAAGTTAGATAAGTTTAGCAGACTAAATGTATCAGCATACATGACATTACTAGACTAACAATCACAGGTTGTGCGCCCCTGCGGGGCGCGCTTCCACATACACACATCAATAGAGGTACCAGACCCATTACCAAACTAGCCACGGACCAAGGGACCATACCCCCTTTATAGTAAAAAGGGGTCCCACTACTCTAGGTTGTATTGCTTGATTTAGACAGACAAGGGTGTTAAAAACTTATTAAACATCTTATAAAGGTGCAAAAAAATTTTAAAAATTTTTTATGGATTTAAATAAAGTAGACATAAGTAAACTTCCCTCAGACGTTAAAAAAGATTTTTTAAAAATGCAGGTTATGTATGCTGAACGAAAGATACAGGCAAAAGCAAAAGATGATTTTCTTTCTTTTGTAAAATGCGTTTGGCCCGAGTTCATTGAAGGATCACACCATAGACATATTGCAAAAAAATTTAACGAATTAGCAGAAGGCAAAATAAATAGATTAATTATTAATATGCCACCAAGGCATACAAAGTCTGAGTTTGCCTCACACTTACTACCAG